CTTCAGAGTCGCGAATCCGCTGCGGGTCTAAGGCATCGCGCAGACGTCTCAATCCCTCACCGAACGGCGCACCTTTCCCGACGATTGGTTCGGCGTAACCTTCGACACTCCAACTTTTCACTCTATCCCCCGTGAGAAGAGAGTCAAGGAGCTGTTCATCTTCGAGGTTCGGTTTCAGTTTTGCGAGGTATCGAAGTCGCGCGTAGTAATTCTTCAACGCGATGGATTCAGGGGTGTCCTTGTACGTTTCACGGTCACTTGATCTCTTCTTTTGAACCAACTCCATCTTCGACCTGATCGCCGCGAGCATCACAGACGAGATGTAGGGATCCACTCCCCTCGGGCCAAGTTGCAGGTATGGTTTGCCGCCACCGCCACAATCACCACTCAAAGCCATGATCGTCGGAGGCAGGTAGTACACGTGCTCATACCTACCCATCGAATTCCTCGCGTAGAATCGAGTCAAAGCGCACTCCGCTCGGAACATATTCGTGATCTCCTCTAACCCCGCCATCCTCGCAACCAACGTCGCATACTTCGTCGCTGAATCGTTGAGCTTCCCAATGGGCGTCTGGGTCAAGTCAACGTTTTCGTTTCCGAACGCGAGCATCGTCAGCTTGGGCAAGTTGATCCCACCACAGAAACTGACCTGAAGGAACTCCGCAAGGAAGATCCTGAAAGAGGTCTTCAGGGTGTTCAAACTGAAACCATTCGCCTTCGCCCACTCAGCCGATAGCTTAAGGAAGAAGTCGACATTGTTCATGAGATTCGAAGTTGCAGCGAGGTGCGCAATCCCATCATCACCGACGTTCTGCATCGAAAGGATCTCGACGGACTTGAGCTCAGTCATCGGGATGATGTTGCGGATGAGGGAAGCGAAGAAAGAAAGTGACTTGCACGTGTTCTCCGCGAGAGTCCTGAAAGCGCCAGAAGGGAGACCCGCGTACATGAAGATCGTCCCGAACTTTGACTTGTAGAAGCAACCGTAACCAATGCCTTCCACGTAGAGCTTCTCCGAAACTTCGACCACACCTCCATCGAAACCCGGGATCGAACGAGTGAAATTCGCCTTCTTGACCGCTTTGCTCAGTGCGTACGAGAACTGAACTTGATCCGTGCAGGATTGTGAGCTATCAAAAGCAGCGAAATCATTCCCTGCGATGACCGACTTACTGTCTGATGACGATATCATCTCCGTCATCCTATCAGTCAGCGGCTTCCCAATGTTCTGACCAATTCCGCGAGAGGCCATCGATGTGAAGGGATCCGCGTCACCCTGTGGTCCGTACGTTTGGGCGCGAGCGTACGCACCTTCTACGAGATCCTGATAAATCAGGTGAGCGAATCCGACGATAAATACCAGACGTCCAGCCTTTCCGTTCACCACCGCCCTGCTACCAACCGAGCCAGGATCCCTAGGCGTGCGTTTCCTGAGGGCTTCCTTCGCGGTTCCGAGAGTATTGATCGAAGAGTACGCTACCGCCTTCTTGATATTACTCTTCCAGACCTCATCACCACTGCGACCTCCATCTATGTTGACGGTAAGCTTGATCGAACCAGTCGAAGTACTCTTCGATCTGGTGACCACGTCGTTCAAGAAATCACTTCGTTGCGACATTGGCGCTTTCTCCATGGTAGTACGTACCTCTGCCATCAACGTGTCCGCCATTGGTATCCCGTTGAACTGTCTGGGTTCACCCGGTTTCATCGCGAACATCTCATTGGTCCTCGAGTACCGTGTGTAGACCGCCGTACCTTTCAAGAAGTTGCAAAACATTAGGAAATTCGGATCAATGTGCTTTGACGAGAAAGCGAGTGACCAAGCTTCATGGTGCGCCACCAACCCAAGTTCCAACAGCGCCTTCAACGCCTTATCGCGCGCCTCCTGCGACATCTGGAATACACCTTCGTCGATTCTGCCGCTCCCGTGAATGTACCTGTTGGAGCCCGTGACGCGTATTCCGTTGTTCGCCTCGACCGGTGACCCGTATTCATACCCTTCGAACACGACGTGATCGATCGAGTTTGCGTTGATCCCGTATAGGTGGGCGACATCACCGATACACTTCTTTATCTTCTTCGGAAAGGAGACTGGGAAACGCATACCCATATCGACCAGCTCATCATGTACGCGAAGAGCGAGATCGTAATATTCAGGAGCCTTCCTCTTGAACGGCTCAACGTAGATGTAGCGATTCACCAGAGCTGACGTCATGTTAACCAAGCGCGACATCACTAGTAGATCAACTCTAATCCCGTTGACCTTTGCGCCATTCACCCAACACGGCGCCATCTTCGTTTTTCCGTCCTTGGTCTTCCAACCGCCGGGAGGACGTTTTGACAAGATGAAGTTGACGTACCCGCCTAACTTTATCATCGATGAGTCGCTGACCAACTCCGGTTTGCATGCAAGTACTGTATGCAATATTTCGGAGAAATCGCGCAGAGTATCGGGGAAACACTCCAGTTGCGCGCGACTGATCAGCGCATTTACTTCTCTTGTTGGTACCCCTTCGAGAAGCACTGGTTCTAGGAACTCCGCGCCAAGGAGTTCGCGAACCTCCGAACCTTGTACAAAGTTCGGGACGAACATCTCATTCCTAAGAACGCCGATGTTGCGTAGATAAACTTCGAGACCCCAGTTCTCTGGGGCTCTCTTGAAAGCTGCGATTCCGGGAGGACCGATCGATTCTCCACCACCCGTGTACGAATGATAATTTCCAGCAAATTGAGCTGCTAACTTGTCGGTATTGGCCGGGTCGATATACATCCCTGGTATCGACGCGACGTACTGAACAAAGAGCTCATTGGACTTCTGCAGGGGATTGTCACTCATCTCACAATGC